TTAAAGCACTTAATCAACTTCGTATGATTGAGGATAGTCTTGTTATTTACAGATTATCACGCGCACCAGAGAGAAGAATCTTTTATATTGATGTGGGTAATCTTCCAAAAGTAAAAGCAGAGCAATATCTTAAAGAGGTGATGAGTCGTTATCGCAATAAGTTAGTATATGATGCTAATACTGGTGAAGTTCGTGACGATCGCAAATTTATGAGTATGATGGAGGACTTTTGGCTCCCAAGAAGAGAAGGTGGTAGGGGGACAGAAATTACTACACTTCCAGGTGGTCAGAATCTTGGAGAACTTACTGATGTTGAGTATTTCCAGAAAAAACTTTACAGGGCTCTGAATGTCCCAGAATCAAGAATTGCATCTGATGGTGGATTTAATCTTGGAAGGTCTTCTGAAATTTTAAGAGACGAACTTAAATTTTCTAAATTTGTCGGACGTCTAAGAAAAAGATTTTCAAATCTTTTTAGTGATATGCTAAAAACTCAATTGGTATTAAAAAATATCATTACTCCAGAGGACTGGGATCAAATTAATGATCATATTCAATATGATTTTCTGTATGACAATCAATTTGCAGAATTAAAAGAAAATGAATTGTTAAATGAGCGTCTTGGAATACTAGCAACAATGGAACCATATATCGGAAAATATTTTTCAGTCGATCATGTGCGTAGAAAAATTCTTCGTCAAACTGATTCGGAAATTATTGAGATTGATTCTCAAATTAAAAAAGAAATAAAAAAAGGAATTATTCCAGATCCAAATTCTATAGATCCAATCACCGGTGCTCCTTTACCACAAGAAGAAGAAGTTGGTCCACTTGGAAAAGTTCCTGTTGAACCTGACCTCGACCAACAAGGATCTGTAACGGATGCTCAAGTTCAAAAAGATACTAAAAAGGCTGAAATATAAATAAAGTATACTTAATATCTCATTTTATGGAAGAAATTATCGACTTGATTGCAACTGATTCATCGGCCTCAGAAATTAGTGATAAAATTAAATCTGTTTTATTTGCTAAATCAGCAGAAAGAATTGAAGTTGCCAAACCACATGTTGCTAACATGATGTTCAATGATGAATCTGAGACCGGAGAAACAGAGGATCAAGAATAATGGCCAGCACAATTAAAATTCTTGGAGCGGAGGCAGCACTTCCAACGACAACTGGAGCTGCTACAAGTTTTAGTTCGGCAACAGTTGTACGTCTTTTTAATTCGGCAACATCTGCGGATCATTTAGTTACTGTGGTTGAGACACAAGGCGGAACCGTTATTGGGTCTTTCACTTTAGCAAGATCACAATCTGAACTTTTACAAAAGTTACCATCACATTGTGTGTTTGCAGCAAATGCTGCTGTTTTGGGAGCACAAGTAGGATTTACAAACTAGAAAAATGAAACTCATCACAGAAGAAGTCTCACAAGTTAAATTTATTACTGAAGGTAAAGGATCATCTAAAAAGTGTTATATTGAAGGAATTTTTCTTCAGGGGGACATTACCAATAGAAATGGTAGAATGTATCCCATGGAAACTCTTTCACGCGAGGTAAAGAGATATGATGAAAACTTTATCCAAAAAGGTCGTGCCTTAGGAGAACTTGGACACCCTGATGGTCCAACAGTAAATCTTGACAGAGTGTCACATAAAATTATTTCTCTTTCTTGTGAAGGAAATAATTTTAGAGGTAAAGCACAACTTCTTGAGACTCCCATGGGTAAAATTGCAAGATCTCTCATTGATGAGGGAGTTTGTCTTGGAGTTTCATCTCGTGGTGTTGGATCACTCAAGATGACTAATGAAGGTCATAAGATTGTAGGCGAAGACTTTATGCTCGCTACTGCTGCTGATATTGTCGCTGATCCATCTGCACCTGATGCATTTGTATCTGGAATTATGGAAGGTAAAGAATGGGTGTGGGAAGGTGGTATTCTTCGTGAACAACTTGCCGCTCAAACTCAAAAGAGAATTAATACATTAGTCGATCAAAAAAGACTTGAAGAAAATAAGTTAAATTTATTCAACGAATTTCTTTCAAATCTTTAATTTATAAATAAATATAGATTAAATATACAAAATCTAAAACAAATGTCCGTTGGTAGCAATTTACAAGAAATGGAAAACGTAGTAACCAAAGGGGCTGCACCTGCTGAGCCAATGACTTCGGCTGGTATTCCAGTTGAAGACCTCGGCGGTCCTACTCCCGAAAATTATAAGACCGATGATGATTCGGCAAAACTCAAAGAACCTGGTTCAACTCTTGCTCAAGTCAAGAATGTGGTTAATAAGGGAGCGAAAGCTGCCGAAGCCATGCCTGCTGGTGTTAAAGAAGAGACCGAAGAAGAGGAGGAACTTGAAGATGTAGAAGTTGATACAGAGGAAAGTGAAGAACTTTCTGAAGTTTCCGACGAAGAAGAAGTAGATCAGGAAGAAGTAGTTGAGGAAGAATTTGATATCGAAGAAGATGTCAATGCTCTTCTTGCCGGCGAAGAACTTTCTGAGGAGTTTCAAGAAAAGGCACGCACCATTTTTGAAGCTGCTATTAGGACAAAAGTTTCAGAAATCAAAGAGCAAATTCAAGCACAATATGAAGAGCAACTCATTGAAGAAGTTGCATCGATTAAATCAGAACTTGTAGATCGTGTTGATGCATACCTTGAGTATGTTGCTGATGAATGGATTCAAGAGAATGCTCTTGCCGTAGAGCACGGTCTTAAGACTGAAATGACTGAATCATTCCTTACTGGAATGAAGAGTCTTTTTGAAGATCATTATGTAACTGTTCCTGAAGATAGATATGATGTAATCGAGAGCATGGTAGATAAACTTGATGAAATGGAAGAAAAACTCAACGAGCAAATTCAAAGAAATGTTGCTCTCAATAGAAGATTAGCCGAGTCAGTTGCCGATGTAATTTTTGCAGAGGTTGCTGAGGGACTTGCAGTTTCTCAAAAAGATAAACTCGCTTCTCTTGCCGAAAATGTTGAGTTTGACAGTGAAGAGACCTATCGTGAGAAACTAGTAACTTTGAGAAATTCTTATTTTTCAAATACTGCATCTAGTACTCAAAGAGAACTTACTGAAGAAGTAACTGAAGTAGTTGAGTCAACTACAACAATTTCTCCACTTATGGAGTCATATCTTTCAGTTCTCAGTAGAGCTTCCAAAAAGTGATTTTTATATCATTTAGTTCAAACAAACAACACTTTTAAAGAGGTAAATCCAAATGCAAATGTTCAATGCAGAACATCTGCAGGAGAAGTGGGCACCTATTCTTGATTATGATGGTATGGATCCAATTAGAGATTCACATCGTAGATCGGTAACCGCAATCCTGTTAGAAAACCAAGAAAGAGAACTCCGTGAGGAGAGAGCATTCTTATCAGAAGCACCAACAAACTTTACAGCTTCATCTGGAGCCACCGCAGGTTTCTCTGCAGCAGCATCTTCACCAGCAGCTGGTTTTGATCCTGTTCTGATTTCCTTAATTAGACGTTCAATGCCAAACCTGGTCGCTTATGACCTTGCCGGTGTTCAACCAATGAACGGTCCAACTGGACTGATCTTTGCAATGCGTTCACGCTATACCAGTCAGAGCGGAACAGAAGCATTCTTCGACGAAGTAGATACTGCGTTTTCTTCCAGAGGAACCACTGCAAACGAAGCTGCTCTTGGATCAGGTTATGTATCTGGTTCTGACGGATCTTCCGTTGGTTTCGGTACAACTGCTGCCCAAAGTGGCACTAACCCTGCTGCTCTCAGTCCAAACTCTTCCACCGAACAGGCCGCTTATACGCTTGGTCGTGGTATGGATACTGAAGATGCAGAATCTCTGGGCGAAAGTGGTGGCGCAGCATTCAATCAAATGGCATTCTCAATCGAGAAAGTCACTGTTACTGCAAAATCACGTGCTCTAAAAGCAGAATATTCACTCGAACTTGCTCAAGATCTTCGTGCCATTCACGGTCTGAACGCTGAAGCAGAACTAGCAAATATTCTCTCAACTGAGATTCTTGCTGAAATCAACCGCGAAGTCATTAGAACTATCTACAAGGTTGCTGAATCTGGAGCTCAAGCAAACGTTGCAACTGCTGGTAAATTTGACCTCGACGTTGACTCCAACGGTCGTTGGTCTGTTGAGAAGTTCAAGGGTCTTATCTTCCAAATCGAGCGCGATGCCAACGCAATCGCACAAAGAACTCGTAGAGGGAAGGGTAATATGATCCTCTGCTCTGCTGATGTTGCTTCGGCACTCACCATGGCAGGTGTTCTTGATTACACCCCTGCACTCAACGCCAACCTTAATGTTGATGATACTGGTAACACTTTTGCTGGTGTTCTTCAAGGCAAGTATCGCGTATATATTGATCCATATTCAGCAAACGTTGCTGCTAACCAGTATTACGTTGTCGGTTATAAGGGATCTTCACCTTATGACGCTGGTCTCTTCTACTGCCCATATGTTCCTCTCCAAATGGTTCGTGCCGTTGGTGAGAACACCTTCCAGCCTAAAATCGGCTTTAAGACCCGCTATGGTCTTGTTGCCAACCCATTCGCTGAGGGAACCACTGCGGGTCTTGGTCGCATCACTGCTAATAGCAACCGCTACTACAGAAGAGTTCAAGTTCTCAATCTCATGTGATCTCGATTCACATATCTATTTGAGGGTCGAAAGACCCTCTTTTTTTTATCTAAATAAAAATAAATGCACAAAAAAATGAAACCAACGCCAAAAGAATCTAAAGTAATTTATGAATATTACGAAAGAGTGGTAAATCACCTTATTGAAGAAGGTTATGCAGATGGTAAAGAAAATGCAGAAAAAATTATTAGTGGTATGAGTGAGGACTGGTATAATTTAATCATAAAAGAATAATAACCAATGTCCAGATCTAGTTTTAATGATTCTCAAATTCAGAACAGAAATTATCTGTCGCCAATTGGATTTAAATTTACTTTAGTATCAAAAGAAAAAGTTGATTTTTTTTCAAATACTGCTAAAATTCCTGGAATAACATTAGGAACTGCACTGCAACCATCAACCTTTAGAATACTCGATATTCCTGGAACTGAATTAGTTTATGAAGATTTTACTATGAATTTCTTGGTTGATGAAAATCTTCAAAATTATATGGTAATTCATAATTGGTTAACTGGACTAGGATTTCCACAATCTACAAAACAATTTAAAGATCTAACTACTAATGTTGATGGTTTAGAAGATAAAAAGTTACAATACTGTGATGGAACACTTCATATTTTAAATAGCAATTATAGAGATATTGCAAGAGTTAAATTTGAAGAATTATTTCCCGTTTCTCTTACACCGTTGGAATTTACTGCGATTGATACGGACGTCAACTACTTTACAGCACAGGTGTCCTTCAAGTATACTGCTTATACTATCCTAGATACAATTGGCAATCCCCTATGAACCTTGATGAAATTCAGGAGATGTGGCAGAGAGATTCTGTCATTGATCCTGATAATTTACATGATGAATCTTTAAAAATTCCTCAACTGCACTCAAAGTATTATACGATTTATAATACGATTACTTTGTTGCGTGAAAAAGCAAGAGAGACATATAGTAAAGTAAGACTTGAAAGGTATAATTACTACACCGGAAAGGCACCCATAGAGGTTTATAGAGAAGAACCGTTCCCCTATAAGGTTAGAGATAAAGACGCCTTACAGAGGCATATGGACGCTGATGAGAGGTTGAATAAAATAGATCTCAAGATTCGTTACTATGATATTATGCTTAAGTTTCTTGAGGAGATTATCAAAACTGTTTCAAATCGCACTTATCAAATCAAGAATGCAATTGAGTGGCACCGTTTCCAAGCAGGGTTCAACTAAATAAAAATAAACTGTCTAACAAATGAAGACGTTTAGAGAATTTATTTCCGAAGCAAATAAATACGGAATTCCAGAAGATGAATATAAACAGTGGCAAAAAGATAGAGCATCTGGAAAAGGTCCTGCAAGAAAAACCTTTGATGGTGTTGAGTATGAGATGAGGAACAAAGCACGTCAAGGTCAGTCCCCAATATGGGCAGTAAGTACCGTAGCATCTAGAAATGAATCAGGTAAAAAAAGAAGTAAAGCGGAACAAGAAACACAACTATCACAAGACGAACTTAGCGTCGCAGCAGGAGGAGATGAGGAAAGGGCGTCTTTAGCAAAAGATACCGAAGAAACTGGAATTAAAAAAGTAATAAAACGAGGAAAAAAAATTCAAAAAGCAACGGGTGTTAGGCAAAGTTTGGGACACAAGCAACCACTTCAACCAGATGATCCAAACGCAGAAGATCCTGGTCATTCCCTATCTAACGTTAAACCAGAACCTCTAGGACCCAATGCTTCGAAGAAAAACAGGAGACCAGAACCAGGAGAATCTGGATATGGTCTTACTAGAACACAAGCAAAGCAAGATGCTCTGAAAAGAGGAGATAAGTTAGGATCTAAAATAGATAGAGAAAGGGATTTGGAAACACCATCTAGAGCTGCAAGGTTATTATCATATTTGCGAAGACCAAAACCAAAAAATACTGGGGCGGCAGAAAGAATGTCTGCCTCTTATGATAAAAAAATTGATGATGTAATAAATTCATAGAACTAGATTTTAAATGAGAAGATAAATATTCACAGGTGAAACTTGTGAGTAATGTCTCATTTGGTGATATCAAAAAAGAATGAAGTTTATCTTCAGGTAAAAGCAGAACCGCACGTCTATTATGAACTTGCAGATCAGTTCACATTTGATGTGCCAGGTGCGAAGTTTATGCCCCAGTTTCGCAACAGACACTGGGACGGAAAAATACGTCTATTCAACGCACAGACAGGTGAAATCTATGTAGGACTATTAGATAAACTAACTAGTTTTTGTGAAAATCACGATTATACTTATGAGTTTA